AATACTAAATACTCTTTTTTGTGGAGCTCTAATAATACGATGAATTAACATTGCATCTTCAGCAAGGTTTAATTGTTTCCAAACACGACGTGCTCCTTCAATTGCGGATTTACCATAAGGTAAAAAGTTAATATCACTTTGTAATCTAAAATGAGCCATTTCATATGGTTGTAATTCACCACGGAATTTATAACCTTCAATAGCATATTTAGTATCTATTTTACCAGTTGATTTATTAACTTCTTCAACTCGAGTTACGTCATATGGTGACATTGTTACGGTATCAACTATTCCTAATTTATCGACTATGTTTAATTTCATAAAGAAATCACCATACTTAACAAATGATCTTACCCATGATCTAAGATTAAAATTAACATTTAATACATTATAAAATAAATTATGAAGTACTTCATTAATTTCTTCATCTTCACATTTTATTTTTACTATTTCACCAAATTCATTACGTATTGCACATTCTTCAGAATATAAGTCTAATGCAGAGTGAAGTATTGGATCTTGGTCCATTAATTCATAATCTCTAAACATCATAAGTCTCATAGTATGAATTGGCATACCTTGGTTTTGTGAATTAACCATAGCTAATGTTGAGTAAAGATTTTGATATCTTGAACCCATATAGTTATTAGCCATATTACCAACTACTTTAGGGTTGTAAACATCCATAGGTTTCATGTTTACGCCCTTATAGTTTCGTATAATAAGGTCGGTACTGAAAAGTTTATTTATAGAGCTGAATACACTCATGTATTATCCTAATTTGAAAATCTTGTTTAATGTCTTTAGTAAGTTGTCCTGTATATAAATATTGTTAGATTTCAAATTCATGAATCCTGACTTATATTTATTATATTGACTTTGTGTTGGTGCATCTGATAAATTTGCAATCATATCACATAATTTAACATTCAATGCAAATGGTGATTTTTTTGCTAATGCTAATAAATAGGTATTATATTCAACCGATTTATCATGTGATAATAGTAAAACAATAGACAATATATTACTACCAAATGTTTTACCAATATAATCGGCAATTGCTTTTGGATCTGCACCATCTTCATATGTATCATGTAATAATGCAATTATTTGTTCATTCTTACCAAAACCAAAATGTTTTGTTAGTTTATAAACTAATAATGGATGAACAATGTAAGGTTTCATCGATGATTTTCTAAACTGTCCAGTATGTACTTCTCTAGCAAATTGTTCTGCCTTTTGTATTAATGATACTTCCAATAATTTCATTTTATAAAAACTCCGTTAAATTTATTGCTTGTCTACCAGTTCCATATTGCCAAGGATTGGTTATTATATTACCATGTGTATTTTGTTCTGACCTGCTAACATGTATAGCACCTAACATTGCGGTAACCATTGAATCATTTCGTGATATATTAATTAATGCAACATCCCTACCAAAAATAGCAATACATAATGCCATAACAATATCATCATTATAACCATATGCAGCTTGTGGTTTATTATTTAAGTATACAAATGTACGTAATTGGGTTATTGTTCTTTGTGAATTTATTATAATTTGCTTTAATCTTATAATTTCTTCCATTTGACTTATAACTAATGGGCGTGTAGCTAATGACATTGTAAACCCAGGTACATCACTCTTTTTAATAGCCGATGAAAATTTTGTCTTTTCATTAACAAATCCTCTTTTATCAGATTCTTTTGTATAATGAAGATTCCTACATCCTCTATCAATTAAACGTTGACATGTACCCATACCAATGTTTGCATTTTCAACAATAACATATGCATCATTATATTTTACAGCATATTCTAATATTAAATCACCGAAATTATTTGGTGGTAATTTACCTTCAAATTCAGCAACTTGTTCATATGTTTTTGTATCTATAATATGAAATGTACTATAATCATCACCATCACCACGAGCAACGTCACCACTTATAATATACTTTGCATCAAAATCAGGATCTTTCCAAATCCAAATAGTATCTTTAAGATCTGAGCTATAACTAACAGTTGGTGTAATTTTACGAATAGGTTGTTTTACTGTATTGTTTTGATACCATTCTAAAATATCAGGAGCAATAACAGTATTACCTGATGACAAGAACTTAGCATCACATTCTTGTGCAGCTCTTCTTGGACCAAGTTCAATTTCCTGTTCATCTCTCCATTTTTGAGTACGTTCAGGATGAACACTCCAAGGAAGTTCTACAGTTTGAAAACTATTACGTCCTTCTTCAGCATCACACCATGTTTTATGAAACCAGTTACCATATCCATTAGGTGAACTTAAAGCAATACAATCACCACCTGTTGAAAGTGTAGGTTGTAATGCTGTCCAAATATCACTCATACGTTTAATGTGAGCACATTCATCAATAACAACCAATGATGCAGCTTCAGAACGACCTACGTCTTCTGCCGTTGTTTCTGCAATAATACGCGAACCATTTGATAAAACAACACTTAACATGTTATTTTCTATACATTCACTTCGCATCCAAGATGGTAAAAGATCATTCATAATCTTTACCTTCTTAACAAGATTTTTTGCTACTTTTTGTTTTGTAGCAACAATAACAACATTATAATCATCATTAAAAATCATACGCCATAAAATAAAACCTGCTGATAATGTTGATATACCTAATTGTCTACCTTTTAATATAATCGTTCTATGTTTAGATTCAAATATATCAAGTAAATCATCTTGATAAGGATATGTTTCAAATAAAATTTTACCACGTTGAGGATGAACTATTGTACAATATTTTTTAATAAAGTACTTTGAATCCAATCCACATCGTGTAAATTCTTCAGCCATTAATTCTTTTATTGTAGGTTTTTTAACTACAATGTCATCGAGTTCCATTACTCTTTTACTTCCTCAGTGCTAGCAGTTTCAGGTGCACCATTTGCTTTTACTTCATCATATATTAACATTAATTCATCTTCGGTTATTTCACCTGATAATGTTTTTTCCAAACCTATTATAAGTTTTTCAATATCAGCTAATTGTAACTCTAAAAATGCCTTTTGTGAATCATATGAACCATTATCCCAAGTATCAATTGAACCGTCTTCATTGACATATGTCATTTTTTTATTCAATCCACTTATAAGCGTTTCTACTTGACCTTTTGTATCTTTCATATATGAAAGTTTATTATTTAATATTTTATTTTGTACATATTTTTCAAAACCACCTGATTCTTTTATTTGGTTTTCTTCATGTACTTTACAATCTAAACACATTCCTGTTTTTGTAAACATTTTATAATCAAATTGTTTTCTTATAGTTTTTTTACAAACTGGACAGGTTTCGAACATTTTATTATCGGCAAATCTATCAGTGTATACACCGTCATTTATTGTATACCCAGGTGCTATATTAATATATTTTGTATTTGAATTTGGATTAAACCATTCTTCATATTCTTTATCTCTAAATTGAATCATTTCGCCAGTTTTATAGTGCTTGCGAATACCCGTATAACCACCAACTGTTATATCTTCAGATAATTTACCATTAATAGCATCTTTAAGATTACTATAATTAATATCTAATGGTGATGGTGCTTTTTTATTTCGTCTTGCAACGAAATCTTTATTTATTGCATTGGATTTAACATCCATTGTAACCTCATGTTATTTTTATTATCTTGCATATTTCAACATACCTAATATTTGATTTATTGGGTTGAAACTTCCTGTTAATTTATAAATATTGCCTTTATATGTAAATACAATTCCTTCGGTTGGTAATACGATGTTACCTACACCTCTTAATTTTGTTAATTCAATATCAAGCTTATTTATAAGGCTATCATCTTTAGATGCCTTTATAGCCGCTATAGTACTTGTTATTTCATCTTGTAGTGATTGAATTGCCTTACTTGGGTTAACGGTCAATACACTTTTCATATTACTAAGTATTGCAATACCAAGATTCATAGTCATATTACGTATTGGTTCAACAAACGTATTATTTAATGTTTTGACTTTAGCACCTTCCGTTGCCTTAATATCTGAAAATTGTTTTTCATCAACCATTTTCTTAATATCATTTAATGATGTTGATTTATCATCATATAACCAACGATTTAATAAAATCTCATTTACTTTATCATCGTTTATATTTAATGATGTAATATAATGTCTCCAATTAAATTCAAAATACTTTGATAGTTTATCACTATCCTTTGCTCCACATTTACCTTGTATCGCTGATAATTGTTTATATAAATCCTTTTTAAGATTTTGTCCATTTTCTATAGCATTCAAATGAATGTCAGCTTTTGGTTTAATTGTGAATGTATTTTGTACATGTGCGTTTGCATTTTGAATTAATTTATATAATTTTCCTGCACCTGTTTTAACTTCTGAAATTCTATCACCATCTTTATTATATTCATATATACCATGAAAAACTAACATACTCATTCCATAAGGAATAACATTTGTTGTTTTTGGATATATTACTTCAAATGATAAAAATCTTTTTCCATTTTTAAAGATATCTTCTTTTTCTGCTTTACTTAATGCATTTAATGCGGCCGCCATATCATTCATAGCAAATGAAAATGCATTTGATATATCACCGCGGCCGGCAAACATCTTAAATAAACCATCAATAGATAATGAATCTTTTGCAAAATTTTTAATATGTGATTTATTACGAGCCGCTCTTACTTCATTATTAACAACAGTAATCATTAAATTTTGACCGTCAGTTTTTTCAGTAACGGATTTTAATTTACCACCTAAACCTAAATCAATTATTTTTTTAATATCACCAAATGTTAAATTTGCATCTTCATAAATATGTTGCATATGACCATAACCACCACCTTCTGATAATTTACCTTTAAGTAAATCATAAGTTTGTTGTGTTATATTAGGATTCATATATTGGCTTATATTCTTTAATGTAATTTTTCCAGATTTTATACCATCACGAACATCAGTTGCACTTATTTTAACAGTTGGTATACTTATCATATATCCTGCTTTTTCAAACGGTAACATATCATCAGTATTCTTAAATGGCTTAAAGTATTTTCCAGCAAGGCGATTCATATCTTTATCACCAGTACCAATAATTAATGATACACTTTTTGGAAATTTATTTAATAATTCGGTTGGTTGTAATGGAACTCTACATTGAATAATATGTGATGCAGGTATACCATATGATTGTATTATTGCCTTTTTTTGAGCAAAATTTAATATGGAATTATTACCGTTAGTTGAATTTGATGTACATATATATACATTATTAGAACCAAATTTATTACATAAGTATTTATATGTTTCATAATGACCTTTATGAAACGGTTGAAATCTACCTGGGTATGTAACAACATAATCTTTTTTGGTAGATTCTAGAATTAATTTATATTCATTTGATGCTATAATTCTTTTAACTATAGCATCAACATATTTCTTGTGTTTAATAAGTAACCTCCGAGAATCCTATAATTCTGAATGCATTTGCTGGTTGTAAATATCTAATCTTTTTGTATACACCACCACCGTCCCATTGACTGCCTGTTGGTCCTGATGTATTTCCTTCAACTGTTGGGCCACTTTTATTTGTCCAATCACCAGTAACTATACCAATATGACCTGACATTGTATTACCATGTTTCCAAATAACTAAATAACCTTTAGTTATTTTCTTTTTACCAATTAATACATCATTTGTTTTAATTGATTTTTTATTAAAATATGCTTGAGCCATACCACTTTTTAATGTAGGTGCTTTTACGTGAGCTGCTTGCATGCAATATGAAGCAAATGCGGCACACCAAGAATCTCCTTTATGGCGTCCTACACTATGTAAGAATTTTTCAACTACTGGACCGTCATTATGACCAGTTGCTTCCATAGTTCCTACATATGTTAATGCAGTATCTACATGTGGTGTTGTGCTTTTTTGTGGGATATTACCCAGCGACAATAGCGCCAACAATAATAGCAGCGATAGAAAATAAGAATAACGCATATGCAATATTTCCTTTTAATATTTCTTGAATTGTATCAACACCTTTTAGTAAGTATTCATCTACCCACCAAAATATCATAATACCTGCAATTGCTTTAACGAACGTTATAAGAAATGTAGAAAATTCTACAAAATTATAAACAATAAATATCATAGAAAGAACGGATACGATTAGCATAGTTGCTAATTTTTTTGCATTTTCTTTCTTTAAAAACTCAGAAACGAATCCAAACATAATATAACTCCATTTAATTAATGATTTTATTATAAATATAAAACAATTTGAAATTACATAGATATCCAATTTATTGCACCATAAAAGGTATTTGCACCTTCAAAATTATCAGTACATAACCAAAGTTCATCAGGTTTATTATTAATATCGGTACCTATTAATAATGTAGTATTTGTAGGAAATGTAATACTTGGATTTGAATTTGATACATAACCTTGATATAATACAACACCTTCATTTGTAATAGTTGCAGGTACACTAGCACTACTAGTAGCATATTCTACTGGACGTACGGTACCATCTTGCCAAATTAAAGAACCTGATGTTGATATACTAGGATTAATACTAACAAACCATCTATAATTCCTATTTGTACTAGTGCCTAATAATGATAATATATTAGGTACAACCGTAGTGTCTATATATGTTGATTTTAATCGTATACCAACAACACCAATCTTTTGTCCGGTCGTAACTGAAATTCCAACATTACATCCATTAGATCCCATTTGTCCATTAACTTCTTGACCGGTGTCAGTTATAACGGTAAAACATATTTGTCTAATATAGCTAGCTTGACCAGATCCTGAATTTATAATTTCATATCTAATTGGTAAGTTAGGTGTACCAATATAAACACCACATGTTTCATTTGCATTATAAAATTCATGCATGCATATATTATCACCTCTATAATTTATGCCCATTCGTACACGACCTACACCCAACCACTGATAATCAAAATGAAATATTTGATTTTTAGTTAAATCTAATATTACTTTACTTGGTCCAGAACCATCCATTATATCAATATTAAATGATGATTGTGGTATAACGGTATCAATAACTGCTCCTGATATATTATTTCTTAAACCAACATAAAATTGAGATCCTGATGTCATAAAATATATTCCATTATTATCATCATATCCACATATACGCTTTATTATACCTGATGAACTAGTACCTAAAATACCAGTTAGCATAAATAATTGACTTTTCCCTGGGCAATAATTAAATCTACGTTTTGTTTGATTAACAGATCTACCAACATTACCATTTGATACTTATAACACCGTTTCATTAGATGATGTAGAATATAGTATACTTCCCCCCACCGGTTGTTAATGAATCCCAAAATAAAGATCCGGATTCATTTAAGTTTTTGCTATCAAATAAAGTATGCGCTTCTGATACTCTAAATCTACCAAAAGCATCTGTTGACATTGAATTTGCAGATGATATTCTTATATCTTCTATATATGACATATTATATCTCCTATGTTATCCACCAGTTTGCACCATCTGAAATAATACTTATTGATGTATATGCCGATGTTATTGTTTGTGAACTGGAATTGTCAATTAATTGACCTAAAACTCCAGATATTGTTACCGTATATGATCCTGATATTTTTTTAATTACATAAATCCTACCAAAACAGTCTTGTGCATATGGTAGATTTACTAATATATTATTTGCTGATGTGTCACATAGTACAAAATAATGGTCAATTCCTAATGCTATATTATTTGTTGTTTTTAATACGGATACACCAAATGAACCACTTAATTGTAATGTACTGTTTGTATTAGATGTACCAATTCCAAACATATTAGCATAACTACTTGTCATTAAAAATTTATTAGTTACAACCCAAGCATTATTATTATTGTTTTTTATAAACTTAAATGTATAATTTTCACCTGGGAAAATATCTGGACCGGCTGTATCAAAACCTGATTCATCTTCAAAAAAATTAGCAGATGCAGTACCAAGTGTCATTGTTATTTTCCCAGGCCCTAATGATTTTATATAATATTCTTTACCATAATATGCATATTCAGGTAAATAATAATTCATATTATATGAACCGGAATATATTAGTGTATAATCATTTATATTAATATAATAATCTGTTGTTCCTGATGATGTATAATGTATACTTCCTCTATTTGCAACATGTGATGCATTTGAAACTAAATATGTATCATTTAAATTATTATTTACTAGAGGTAATAATGTATCACTTTCAAATGAAGAATATCCTATTGTGTTTTTATACTTTAACTTAAAAATAGTTGCATCTATATTTGTATTACTTATAGGTACATCAAAAATATAATTAGTATTATTAAATCCAGAATATGCATCAATTCTACGAATCTTTATATTACCTAATCTTAATGACATTGATGAACTAGTAAAGTTATCAATATGACCCCAAAATCCTAATGATAAGGATGTATTATTTTCAGAATTAAACTTTATTGATTCATTTATTTTTATCATTGTTTTAATAATTGGTGTTGCAATATCATTATATAATCTATTATAACTTTGATTATTAATACTAACATTCCAATTAAATGATGTGTTAGATGTGGTTGATGAATAATCAGCAGCAAAATCATAAATAATTTCATAATTAGAATGTGGAACTAATTCTATGTTATTGTTTAACATAAGAAATGTTGAACCTGATAAAAATAAGTTATCACTATTATTTATACACAATGCATTTGAAAAATAATCATTATTTAATGTTGTGTTTATTAATGATGTAGAATCAATTACTTGATTATAACCTAATCTCCAAATATTATTAAATTTTGATGTATCAAATAAAGATCCTGAAAAATAGTTTGAAAAATTACCTGCATCATATGATAGTGTATTATATGTATATTGTAATATGTTAAATTTTGAAGTATCAAATGAATAGACAAATTCAAATGAATTATGATCATTCATATATGATTTTTTATAAACATCAATTGAATCAATTTTACCTGATAGTAATTTTAGATTATCAGCAGTTATTCTTACATAATTATTATAATATGAATTTATAGTATTTATTATATCTGTTGATTTATTAAAATATTCTATAAATGTAGTGTGTGTAGATGCGGTAACATTATAATATAATCCATCTGTATTATTGTATGATTTTGGTATTGCATTTAACTTAAATTTATAATAATTTGATGGGCCTGCTGAAACATATGATTGTATAGTTGCTGTAAATGAAGATGTTATATAATTTGAACCTAAATATGAAAAAGCACTATCAGGTATAGTCACTTTTGCACCAACTAAAGTTTGTTGACTACTTGTTAAATTATCAGGTAATAAGAGGTTTATATATGTATAATCAGTGTTATAAACATCGGCCTTATATTTAATCATACGACGTTCTGGGGCATTATCAATTAATTCTGTATATGAATTTGTTACATTTAATGATTGTGAAAATCTATTATAATCATATCCTTGTACATATTTTTTAATAACGTTTGCATTTATTATTGGATTTGTTGCAAATCGAAGTGTTGATGTATTTTGTGTTGATTTGTTTATATTAAAATAATGATATTGTTTTAACGTATCACCGTTTTTATTCTTAAA